GAATGCTCCATTTTTCCAATGGTAGACTACAGGGCGGCGGAGAAACGGTTTCAGTTTCTCTGCTGTTTCTTTTGACATATAGTCGGGGGTTGTTAACGTAAGTGTCAGTTCCGTATTTTCTTTATTAAAATCGGCTTTCATCAATAGCATATCTGCCGAACGGCGTGCTTCATCAAACTCATAAACTCCTGCTGAATCGGGAGCATTCAGAAAATCATCCATCAGGGGCAGGGTAATAAAGAGAGATGTTGTAAGCGGTTTCCAGTCGTCCGTATAGAAATGGATGCTGCTATCACAGGCAGGAGCACAAACAGTAGAAACTGTACAGATTACGTTCGTTGAATCATTTAATGCCAACACTTTCATCTGCCAGGTCGATTGAGCTGACATTTGCATACGGATATAGTCTTTACCAAGATCAGTCATCTCCGACTTCTTGCCAAAACGGTTTTCTACTTGCGCTTTCATCTTACTTTCCAGAAAGTCTATGCAATCTTCACGATTCACCTTTGTAAGCAAGGGACTTAGAGAATCCGGCATATTCACAAACAACGTTTTGGCCTCTTGTGCCTGAAGAGCAGTCGAAACAAAAAGTCCGACAGCAGAGAAGAATATAGTGATAACAAGTTTATTTATTTTCATATCTATCTTATTTAACCTATGACAAACAGTCTTGTGTAACTGTTTTAACTTTTAGACCCCAAATATAAGAAATTTGGAGTTGTTTTTAAGTAATCATTTATATTTCAACAAGTTAGCCTATACAATTTTAAATCTTTGTAAATCATTAGTAAAACAGAGACTAAAAAAGCATCAATATTGAATGATTTTCTATGCAAATATAGTGAATACTTTATAGAATAGAAACAAAGTTGGATATAATCAAAAAAGGCAGCTTATTCGGCTGCCTTCTCTATCTTTTCCCTAAATGTTCTCAACTGGTCTACAGTCGGATAAAACGTAGGGTTCTCCCAGTTCCTCGAAATCACTGCTATCATCGAATCAAGGTATTTCCCGCAATCGAGAATCTTTGCGCATTTATCAAGCTGAAATTCCCCGGCCGGGTATCTCTTATTATTGAGCGTTTCTTTAGCCCAAGTTAGCAACTCGTTTATTGAGTCATAGTCATATTTCTTTTCTTCTGCCATATTACATATCTATTAAATCTTTGAAGTTATTTTCATTGTATTTTTCGGCAAAGTACATATACAAGTCTGATCCGGCAATATATCCAAGAAAGACATCTATAGTATAGTTGGTTAATCCCTCCTCGACCGCCTTCACTTGTTCTACACGTATCTTCCCCTTTTGTGCCACCGCATACCTTGACAGATTACGGGATTCTCTAAACTCTTGAAGCTTTTGCCCCATAACTTCTCTGTAACTACTCTTATCCATAATATTATCTTATATCTTCTGAATAAACCTCTTCGCCTGTTTCATTGCATACAATTGATACAGTACCATTTTTGTAATCCGAGAAGTATGATTCATTTGTACCATTATAGGTATCGATATAATTTTTGCAATAATCGAATGATTCTTTAAAACCTTTGCTGTTTGAATCGTTAGAATCGTTGAAGTGTACATCGTAAGTTTTCATAATCTTTATCTTTTAGTTGTTATTACTTTATTTCCTTTTGACATTGCAAAGATAGTACAAATATTTGTAGTATGCAAGCTTTTACTACAAATATTTGTATGTTATAAAACATATGTTTAAATTGGGGTATAAAAAATCCCGGCATATCTAATACACCGGGATTATTTGTTAACGATTACCGGCCTTCTACTTTACCGGTGTACGATTAATTTCTGATTATCTCATATTTCTCCTCCTTTCATTGAACTTTTTTCATTGGAAATTGTTGTATAGCTGAATTTTAAACTTTTCATACCGGGGAGGTCTGTGAAGATATTAGCCGGTTAATTTCTGAATAACTTAAGCATTAACACAATAGATAGTATTACAATTACGCCAACAGCCCAGCCGCCCAGCTCTATTTTCATCTGTTGCCACCGGGTTAGCTGTTTCTCCACCGGATAAGGGATCTGTACGGAATCGGTAAGCATTACCGTATCTGTTTTGTTAATTGTCAGATACCGGTATTTATACCGATACTTCTCCTTGTAGACAGTATCTCCCTTTACGAATAGGAATATACTGTCATGCTCATAGATGCTGTCAAAACGGATGCTGTCACGTGTCTTGTACTCCGTCTTCACAGTCTCTACCGGAACATACTTAATGCTCCGGCAGGATGTGAGACATATTGCCAGCATCAATAGAATGATGTAGAGCAAGTTTTTCATAAAACACTATCGCTTGAAGACCACTCCGAACTTGCCAGCAAAGTATTCAGTTCTTCGCCTTCGTATACCGGATAAGGGTAAGAAATAACTGATGTCTCTCCGTCTTCCGAAAGGGTCATAATCATTTTACTTGCAAAAATATCTGCATAATGCGTTGCTTTCATCAAAGCCTTTTCGCCATTTGCATTTATGAGAGGTACCAGATTTCTTTTATCCAGTTCCTTCTGCGGTACTTCCTTCAAATCGGAAGCCGGGAAAATAATGTACTGTAGCGATCCCATAACTTATACTTGTTAGTTAATATCCTATCCCTGAAAGTTCCTTTTTGACCCAAGAGATGAACTTATCATGCTCCTTCACTTCCGGATCATCCGGATTCTCACGGAATTTCCTAGCCATGGATGCCCCGAAACTGGCTACGTCCATGGCGTTATTGAGCCGGTAGGCTTCCATCTCGGCAGCATTAATCGCTTTGTCTCGATTAACAGGTTTTGAAACCTTTATTGGATAAGCTTCCAACGGATGAACGGTGTTCCCTTCCAGATCCGTGACAACTTCTCCTTCACGATGTCCGATGTACAATGTCACGGAATTACCCTCATCTATGGACACACATTTTCCGCTTCTCCATGTTGTTTTCCCCTGATTGATATCCTCTTCTATTGTAGAAGGAATACTTACGTAATTAATTGTTTTCATATTGTTCAATATATTCTAATTGATAAGTACTGTCTTTAAATATATAACCGCACTGGTTTTCTATTTCTACATCCTCCAAAGGAAGAATGTTTTTCTTACCGAAAGTCTTCTCACATAACAGGATGTATTGAATAATCCCCTGAAAGTTTCCATGAAACTCTCTTGCCAGCATCCTGCCCGTTGGCTCACCATCTTCGTTTTTTTCCTCCATACCAATCAGGCATTTAATCCAGTTGGCATTTCCTTTTGAATCTGTTCTGATTTCGTAATCACATATTGATATTGTTTCTCCGATTAAATCCTTTGGAAGGATATTCTTGGCATCCATCCGCCGGTCAATCTTAATATTTCTGGTCAGTTCCTTTAGTTTCATTGTTTTTTCTATTTTACACATTAATGACCATGTATCCCCATGTTTAAGCATCCCAAAGTAAGAAGCCCAACTTTTATCGCTGTTACAACATTTCGCATCGGCAACCGTTGTTTTTCGGATAGTGGTATATCCTTTGTTATGCGCTGTAACCGGTTTGCTATTCCGGTGGAATATATATCCGCAGAAATCCAACGGTTTATCCATCGGCTGTATTTTTACCGTATGACGCTTACTCCGTATTCCGAGCTCATACCACCAGAAATTCTTTATTCTCCATTTGGCTGCCTGCGCTTCCTCTTTGGTTTCGAAAGCAAGGAAATTATCATCCGCATATCGTACACTGTATCTGGTCATTTCCTTGACAAAATAATCAAAGGAAAGCATCAGGACATGATGAACGAATGGAGATGTCGGAGTTCCGATGGGCAGTTTGCCATTAACAAAGCAGGTATCGACAATAAAGTCTATGAGTTCCTTATCAGATACCATTTTCTTCAGGGCTTTCCTGAAAGACTTGACTGTCACATGCTCATAGCATTTTCTCTGATCTATGACAAGGCAATACCTCAGATTTGTCTTGTCATAGTAAATATGCTTCATTCTTTGCACAACCGACTTCCTCTTATCCTTAGCGGTAATCCCGGCTCCTTTCTTGCAATTCAGGCCGTTCAGATTGTCTTTTGAAAAATAAGCAGGTTCAAGAAGATTTAATACCAAATGCTGATAAATACGTGTCTTCAATGACGGACTATCAATCTTTCTCACTTTCTTGTTCTTGTTTTCTTTTACAAGCCCGCGATATGATAATATGTCGGCATATTTCTTGTCCATCAAAAGGCTGTGCATTTCCTCACAGTTTTTCAGAAAGTTATTATTGAATTCAATAACTTCCTTTTCCCTTCTATGCTTCTCAAAAGCTCTCAATGCGGCTTCTTTCGAGTCACTAATGCTTATGTTATTAAATATGTCAGTTAGTTTATTCTTCATAACACTTTCCGGCAAGCCGGGCATATAAGGCGATGTTGATTCCATCGCCGCGCTTCTCAAATGTCTTCGACATCCACAAGCGCATTGTCTTGTACATTCTTTGTCGTTCCCAGACACGGGCAAGGAGGTTCGTCTATTTTTTTGTAATAACCTTTCTTGGGCAGACCCGGCATAATTGCGATTAGCATTAGAAACAGCGTTATTCGCATTCATATTCCGAGCAGAACAATTGCCATTATTCGCATTGCCACGAAAACGCGCAGCCGGCTCCTTGTCCGTTATTTCAACTTATCCGTTCCGTTTCAGAGGTCACAGTCCCTATGCCGGACTTGTCGGAAGCCGATAAGATTAAGCGGGGGTTGCACCCCCCTTTATTCCGCTTGCAGCGGGACTGCGTCAACTAGTATTCTGGCTTGGGCAGACCCGGCAGAATTGCGAAGAGCAGTAGAAACAGCGTAATACGCATTCATAGCCCGAGCAGAACAAGCGCCATAACTCGCAGCGCCACGCAAACGCGCAGCAATGCGAGCACGTTGATTAAGGATGCTACTCCAGTTATTTTCATCCCATGTATAAAAGCACTCTCCCTGACCGATACCCCCACCTTTGGCTGTTTTCCAAGAAGTGTAGGACTGACGGGAGGACGCATAACCGCTACCCAAGTTTATAGCACTACCTATTTTAGGATATTCCTTCTCAAAGTCAAAAATACCAAAATCATTCTTTGTAGCGTTAGTTTCTTTCAGCCACTTGGTCTGGTCAGGTTGCAGGTATAAGTCCACGGGTAAGTTTACGCGAGTTTCCGAATTAGGCTTATTACATGTCCCTACCTGTTCATAACCACCACCCCAGTAAGCGAACACGTCTCCGGACAGGTTCATACCATGACACAATCCCATACGAAGAATTACTTCCAAGTCAAAGTCGGCAGTTTCTCCGGCAGCATTAAATGCGGAAACGGTTTCAGTCATCAGTTTGTATACTTTCACATTCATTTCTCCGTCAGCCAGACCATTGACACCGGTTACATTTTTATACCAGTAAGTACCACCGTAGAACTCAAATTCCGAACCTTCGGAAACTCCGGTTTCAACAGCAAAAGAGGCAGCCATCTGACTTTCCATGCACTGCTCTTTCGGATGCTCCGCATTTAACCAATTGGAGAAATGCGTTTTACCGGCTGCATTATCGTAGCACATATCCGAAGGAGTGAAGTTCCATGTGCCATACTTCCATGTATCCTCTGCGGACAACTTGTACCGTACCCCGCCATTCTCTTTCCATGCAGCTTCGGAAGAACACCCGTCATTGGAAGAAATCCCACTGGAGAACAAGGTTGCTTTATGCAGGTATTTTGTCCCATGCAGAACTTCCATACAAGTAATGAATGTATTTAAAGCATGATATCCACCTTCGGCAAACGGGTATGAAGCGTCCACATCCGCGTTGTTGGCACGGCTCCAGTTCATATCGTTTACCTGTTGCATATCATTTACTCTCGGATAAGTACGTCCGTTGTAGAACATGGAACAAATATTGCTTACCCCTCTGGCGGATTTACAGTTATTGTTGTCCGGCTCATAAACGTAGAAAAAACAACGGGTCTTATTGGCTACCGTACACACCATACTTGGAGAGATTGCTGTGGGAACCAGTGCATAGGGAGTAGTATCTATACCATCCCATGTTGTTGGGGAAGTAAAGACGCCTTTCCAGCGTTTACCGCTCTTACCGACCACATTGTCCAGCAAGTAGAAGGTGACTCCGTTACCCAAACCGATAGTGTATTTGTTTTCTGTTGTTTCCCACGGACGCAAGATACGGACTTCTGTACCGGTTGAATCGTATAGTTTTTGTGTCATCCCATGTTCATTATAGAACGATTCCGCATCAAAGGCACCTGCATCACAATACTTGGTTGCCTGTGAATTGTCCAGATAAAGTTCTACATCGCATTCCGCACGCATCGCTTCCGTGATACCGACTGTAGGTGCAAATCGACCGTCCTCAAAACGGAGAAGGTTGTTCCGTTTCAATTTGCCTACTGGCTTGGTTGTTTCACGGGTATTGTCAGTCGTGTCTAACAGGTAAAAATCCCATTGAGTAAGTAAACCGGAATTACCGATGGTTTCAACGGAATCGGGATTCAGTGAACCGTTCTCCCATGAACCTATGCAGTAATTGGGAGAGAGAGCGGATAACTCGGAGAAGTTATCGTCTATTGCCTGAGCTAAAGTTCCCCACGATTGTTCACTGTCTTTTGCTATGTCGAAAATTTTTTTCATAATATCATTCGTTTTTAATTAATGTTTCATTTGAAATTAAAGTTGAGTTATTCAGCATTGTCAAGTAACTGGAGATAATCATGTTTATCTTTTGAGGAGACTTGCCTACCTTTCCCGTAATCTCGTAAACGCCATTGTCACCGGATATGGATATGTCACTGATAGCATTGCACGATACCTCCATTAGTTTATCAGAGGTATTTGGCAACGTTACAGTGATGGTAACCATGCTATCTACAGAGATATATTCTCCGGGATTAACAGAATAGGTTATGGAAGAATAAGGTAGATTACTCTTCACTATCGGTCTCCATTCCACCATATCCGGATACAGCGTACCCAGCTTGTGCTTCTTCAACTGACGCTCTATCAAGAACTCGGACATACTATATGGGAAAAGCATTAAAGACCAAAGACATATCTTACCATATTGACTAGCGACTCCACCAATTCTTCCAATAGTTAATCCTGAACCTGTATTAGTAGAAGTGCCTTTAATTATATCAGAACCGTTATATTTATAAGTAGACTGATATGAGATAAATCTATTAATATTCAACTCTGCTAAACGCGTATAGGTACCAAAACTATGGGGAGCAAGAATTTTATTAAGACCTAGATGTTCCATTAAAAAAGGTGTATTAACAGAACCATCGACTACATTACTAATTATAGGAACTTGAGTTTCTTTAGCTTCAACGTAAGCTCTATCAACTGCAACAGTATAGTCCTTTAGCCCTAAGTCTCCTACAAACTGTCCAAAGTCATCTACTCCGTTAAGGCAGAGAGCACCTGCGTGGGAGGGGATTTGGGTGATGGTTATAATGTTGGTTTCGTTCTTTACAACTTTAAATCCCGAAGTATTACTAGATTTTTGAGGCTTTGCAGTTCTTACATCAGATGGTAATGTATATTCTCCGTCTTTAGTTATCGAATAAACATTACTTTGTCCGTTTGAATCATAATATCTATAAATCAACTCTTGACCTTCTAATAAACCTTTAACTTGTATTTTAAAAGAAGGCATATCTGCACTATTGGTCAGTTCTGTATTAGCAAATATTATCCATCCTGATAAACCATTATAACTACTACTAAAAGGAGAAGAAGTTATTTCTTTACTTTGAGTCCATATCCTTGTATTAGAAAGTTCTGTCTCATATTTCCCTATACCACTACCACCCTTCCAAGCTAGATTGTTCAACTGAATATCCCTACCATTACCGGAAAAGTCAATCAGCTTGTCGCCAAACTCTGCGTGGTTCTCGTTGGTGATTCCTTGCTTGATGGTATTACACAGTATATCAGGGTTAAGAGTTCTATCCAAGTTGAAGTAGGCTATTACCTGATGAATCCAGTCTACAGGGACGTTTTCTTTATTAAAAACAAAAGTACCATAATACGCATAACTGCTGTTTTCAAGCCCGATGGTTAACTTCGAATCAAAGGTAGTATATTGAACAGCTTGTAGCTTCTCTTTGTCTCCAAGCTCCACTATCTTTTCACCACTACTGCTAGTCCCTGCCATAAAGGTTTGACCGGAATAATCGCTTACTTGGATTCCGCCATCACCTATGATATTATACTTTCCTGTGCCTGATATGTGGGTTATTAAACTCACCACCGTAATCTCATTACTTCCTCCCAGCATCTCCTGTACGGTCTTGGTGGAAGTAATAAGGTCGTTGATTCCGTCGGTGACGAAGGCTCCATAGTAAGGACTACCTTTATCTGCGTAGCCACTTCCTTCGGTGTAAGCCGCATTACTAATCACAAACGGATTGTCAGGGTCCACCAAGTTCTTGACAACAGCCCGGTCCGGATCGTCGTTGCTCTTACCGTAGCAGATGCACACAGCTTTCAAGGAGGCTAAGACTTCCGGGTCGATGTAAGGACGGTCGGACGAAGCACGAGAAGGCTTACCGATTCGGTTCAATCCGATCCGGTTAAGCCCTATTGTGTTTAATGAGACTCTATTAAGCATCATTCAGCCTCCGTTAGGATTCCACTTGTTACTTCTGTATAGCTTTCGATACGAATTACCTTCGGATAAACCAAGGCGTCAAAATCGTAATCGAATATTTTCCCAGAATCACTTTGGATATATCCCGGAAGAAATACAGGGTCAAAACCTCGGCTTTCGGCTGTCCTCTCATCCATTGATTCTGTTTCACTACCGGTCTTCTGATAGATTCTGATTTCTGATCCGGCAACACGGTCTAAATGAATATTGAAATTGCTGTTGACAACAATTTCTGATGCATAAAGATCCTGACTCGTTATTTGGGTAAATTGTAAATCTGCCATGATTGTTCCTCCTATTATTAAAGTTTATAATAAATCCCACCCGGCTTCTATGTCAGCCATAACAGCCGGAACTCCATTCTCAACACGTGAGATGGCGGCAGCAAAAGCGCACATGGTTGCTTTGTCATTGATGTCCGGAACGTATGTGTTCGGGACTTGCATTTCGCTACATACACGGCTGATATATCCGGCTGTATTATTCTCGTTCTCCGGTGCCCACCGCTTGATGAAGTCGGCAATCGTCTTACAGCCGTGTCTTTTATGGTAGTTTTGCAAGGTTCGGATAAGGGCACGGTAACCCCATTTCATTTCCGTAAACTGGAAGAACGATTTGTCCTCCTGCTTTTCTCTCAATCCCTGCCATTTATCTTTTGTGATCCGGATGTTGCCCGGATTATTATTTCTCAAACCTCTTGGTAAACTCATGTTTATTTCCTCCTATAATATCAATGTTAATACTCCCAACGCCAGACCTACGCAATCACAGATGATATCCTTAATCGAGAACTCTGCTTTCTTGCAATATTTATCGTACACCTCCTTCAGGACGAAGATCACGACGGTTATAATGATTGCTGACCACAGTGGCGTATATTTCGATAGCCACATTACCAAGTTCTGGCAGACTATAATGTGAGCCATTCCGTCTATTCCGATCTTGGATAGAAGCTTGCTGGCTAAGGCACTGATTTTATTTATCTGATTCATGTATTTCCTCTTTTTCGATTATATCCTTTACATCTTCCTTGTCAACCTTAAACACCTTCTTACCAAACACGCCCAAAGCCCCGATAAGATTGATGTTAATCCCCTTTGGCTTCAGTATATTCCCGACTATCGAGCATCCCTCTATGAAGCATACCAATAAGCAGGAATACACATCTATAGGATATTCATTGTGACTTGCTACGCTAATCATGCAGACCATGCAGACGAAAGCAAAGTAAGTGACCATCTTTCCCATAGTGGCACGGATCGCACGTGAGAATCTGACCTTCTCGCCCATTAGCATACTTTTCCTTACTCCGAATAGGAGATCACAGAGGATTACAGCACACGTGACAATCAGCCACGGTATCATATTTTGCAATGATTCGGTAACAAATGCGGTAGCTATTGCGGCAAATCCTCCGGTTGTGGTATATACTATTGCTTCTTTCATAGCTTTTAAATTTAAGAATAGAAGTAAGCGATGAAATCAGGCATCAGTGGATACATGCTTTCAATGGGAATACTAATATCCGTATATCGTTCAGTGATAGTAAGCCAGTCATTACGATAGGTATCCCGGATACTTTTTTGCATTTCAGTTTCTTGAACATCACCGCGCAATACTGCTTTATCGTACAAATCTACCGCCTCTAATTGGCGTTTTCGATCGGACCGGGCTTTAGACAGCTCCGATTCCAAGGTTATTACACCGTCGGCTACCAGCTGCTCACGTGTTTTCTTTACGATAGCGCCATTCGAAACAGTTTCATTTGCGGGAAGGGATATTATTCCCCTTTCATACAGTTCCATTCGTGTGGCTTCACGCACATACTCCTTGTCTCCGTCCTGTACGTAGGTGATATAATGCGGAAGATCTTCTCCGACAAACTCTATTGCCTCACCCCCAAAATATGCCGGATAATCCTTTACCGGATGATCTTTGGCTGCAAAGACAAGGGCTATACCTTTCTTTGCGTTTTCCCTGTCTAAATAAATATACTTTTCCATATTTTTTTATTTTAATATTACGATTTTCTTTCCCATATATGGACCTTAATATATGGCGGAAGGATGCTGAATTCCTGTCCTTCTCCGGCTGTGGCAAGATTTCCGCTTAGCCCGTGAGAGTGGGTTCCGTTTTCAGACGTGGTCGGATTTGTATAGCTGGTATAGGGGGAAGCACTACCTGTACTTTCACCTCCTGCTGCACCTGATTTTCCCCATCCGTTTCCGGATGCTGCCGATTCCATACCGTAGTTACCGCCACTCGGAGCAAACAAGTAGTTTGGATTGCCGCTGTCGTTTCTATCCGACATCTTAACACTATGCGAGTGTGACGGCTGTGTATGGCTATGGCTGTCTACCTGATGACGGTGATTGCCCGCTGTATGGGTATGGGAACCGGACTCATCAGTTTTCGCAGTAAGTGCGTGAGTATGGGCAGGCATATTCTCAACGCTTAGCACAACCGAAGGGCTGCCACCGGTTGCACCGCTTTCTTCCTGTCCAGATGTACCGTAAAGGAAACGACCCTCCAACTTCTCCCAAGTTGTGCCCGGATAACGGACAGCCGGATTGTCAGTCAACTTAGTTATAAATATTCCGCCCACGGGGACAGGAGGAGCTAATTCTGCCATTATTTTCCCCTGATCTTGCCAATCTCCATCATAATAAGAATAATAGCTATACGGTCTTTCTCCTACAGCGTATAAGCCATCCTCTGTAGGACCATTAGGATATGCTAATCTTAACTCTTCTAAGCTATCATAATGCCCTAGTATCTTCATGGATTTATTCGCAAATGTTTCAACCATATCAACCATTAATCCACCAACACGCAACGCAGTATTTGCTCCATCCTCTTTTTCATCTCTGATTTGCTTTGCCCTATCTAATAATCCTTGTGCTTCCATATCATTCATTCTCCAATTATTCGATAAACCGTTCTATTTGCCTTCAATTTCCCTCCACCATTATATAGAGGGAAGTCATTTTTGCAATCATTCAAATACTGTACACACCCTCTTAAATATCTGTCTGCAATACTGAATGTATCATTGTAAGCCATAACTTTCTCTTTTATATCCGGACGGGATGAATATCCAGATTCTTTATTTACAAATCCAAAACGAGCAACATTGCCATCTCCATTTTTTACGATACGTGCATAAGTATAATAAGCAAGTGCTGTTTTAAGACCAACAAAGGACTGTCTGACACCGCACTCGCTATCATATTCCCCACCATTAAGAAGAATATCATATTTTTCAGGATGTTCCTTTACTTCAAGAAATAATGCATCTCCTAATGCACTCTTGATGTCAATATTTTCAGATTCACGAATATATGTCTCTATTTTAGAATCATCCAAATGAATAGACATATCACGGGAAAGTTTAGATACCTCCTCCGCTGTTATTAGATACTGCTGCATTTCTCACATATTTAAGAGGTTCAACACTGTAATCATTTGAAGGATTAACCACTTCATACCAACCGTCAAAAATCTTTTGAAAAGCCCGTTCAATCATGCGTTGTTGTTTGGAAACAATAGAATTATAGTATTCAAAAGCATCTTCCAAAATATTACCAGAAAAACCGACTTTACCAATACGGATGCAGTACCAAGGCTCTTGACCATACGCAGAATATATTCTTTCTACTACACTCGCATCCGTAACGGAAAACTCTTTATCATAATTCTTTGATGACAGATCGACAAACTCCGGTTTTTCTTCATCAGAGCTAATTTCAACTTCAAGCATCTTTAATGAGTTAGTGTCTCCCTGTAACTTTCCTAGCATATCAGAAAAACCGTCATTATCATTTAAACCTGATGAATCCTCTCCGGCAATACTTTGTCCTTTTTTGGTTATAACAATACCGGCTGATAGAAAATTACAACGAACATTTCTAAACTTCACGTTAGCTAAACCTTCGTCTGTACTCATTTCTGTTACAACTCTATCGGCACGTGAACGAGGGTAAACATTTTTTCCGCCTCCGGATAACCATAGAATCTGTCCTTTATAATACTCAATGCCGCCAGCAGCTTCTATTTGAGATAAAACCACCTCTTTTCGAGGATTGAACACATCTATGAAATCAATATTTTCTTTCTTTACTTGAAGAGGTTTGCCAGCACGTGTCTTTTTGCCGCTCCAATCCGGATGAACTGCTATTTTTGCAACATACCCGTTAGAGTCTTCTTCCAAAAGTCTGCAATTTTCAAAAGGGACATAATTCAATTCACATATTTCTCCAAATATGTTATAATTGATATGTAAGGACATTCCGTCAAAATATCCTACGTCAGGACATACAAGAGCATGGATATCATCTACGGTGTCTCCTTTTCTATTTACGACATATTCAGAAAAACGAATGTCTTTAAATCCATTGCCTTCGATAAAATTGGCATATCGTTCTGCACATTCGCTTCCGGTAGAGCTTGCAGCAATGATATTGCGGAGAGTTTGAGGGTAAAGGTTGTCATCTCCAAACCCTTGTATTCCAAACTGACGCAAGTAAGATACATCTACTCGGTTACTGCTTTTCTTCTTAAGGTCCTTTACCCTCATAATGGATTATTTTTCTTCTGTTTTCTCTGACTTTTCAATATTCTCCTCTTTCTTTCCCTGCTGTTTATCCAGCTTTTCAGCGTCTTTTCTTTTTGCAATTATGTCTTTAGCTTTTGAAAGATGATTGTTCAATTGTTTTTCGGTGATTTTTCGTCCACCAAGCTCATAATTTGTAAGTTCGATCATCAATGAATCTTCTGAAACTCCACTATCAAATGCTTCAACAATAATTGCTATAAGTTCATCGCTAATAGATTCTCGTTTCAGTACACGTTTTCTTACTTTATTCTCCCAATCTGCAGGATAGCCTGCAAAAAACATGATACCTTTTGGATTATCCGACAAATAGTTTTCTGCAGCTTCATCGGTAATGTTCTCATTGGTATACATTTCCCCACTTCCAAACTCTTTTTGTAGGACAACACCATTTTTCAATATGTAATTTGATTTTTCCTTCATTTTACCTGTTTTTTTTAGATGTATATACATTTCAATCACAGCATCATGGTAACAGTCATTACAAGATGTTTTAACGAAATTCCTCCCGAAAACGTCTCTGTACATTAATTCAATGTCAAGTTTGTCGGAAGAAGAGAGAACATCACGTTCTCTCAATTCTTCCAACTTACCAACCACTTTTAATAATTCCATGATTTACCCTCCTACAACAGATGTAAGAGCATCTACAGCCGCTTTAGTTGTTTCATAACTTGTTTTATACAAGAATAAAGCGGATTTAGGAACTTTCGTTTCCGTAAGGCTGATAGACCAACCACCATCTGTGTCTTCTGAATACTTATCATTGCTTATTTCTGCAGCTTTTAGACCTTGATAATAGCCATATACTTGGAATGCAGAATCTCCCGGATTGGTTTCCTTTTGCAAGCCCTTGGATTTATTTTCCAGAACAACGACAAACTCCCCATTTGCTAATCCGTCAATAATATCACCACATACATCAGGATCATTAGCCAAAACGACCATATTAACGGTGTTAGTAAATGTATTACGATATGTCCCTGTAGCCAACGCTACATTTGTCCCTGTAAAAGGAGTACCGCCATAAACCACAACTTTATATGCTTTCTTGCCGGATTTCATCGCAAACGTTTCAATCACATTCTTTCGAGTTGAATTGAAAGTGGTTGCGGAAAAATCAACATCAGATCGATTAGCAATAACGCCTTCCTGTTCTATTCCCGGAACAATAGGATCATCGCACGACGGTGCGATGTCCTTTTTTATTAAATTGTCACAAACTCCTGACATAAAATCTCCTTTCTTAATAAGCAAGTTGGAACAAATTATCCTCTCCAATCAGACAGCCAAGGCGACCAGCTGAATAAGCCTTGGTTACTCTTTCATCCTGATTGAACCAAATTTCCAAATCAGAAATAATTTGATTTGCGGGAGAGCCAACAAACAGCTGCTTTGGAGAACCATAAATAGCACGGTGAGGAAGATTCAGTTTAGTTCCATTGTTCTGGTATTTTTGAATAAAGCGGTCCCAAATAGAAACCCTATATACCATAACTCCATTGTACTCTGTTACATCCAAACCTTTAAAGATTTGTTCCCATGTCAGAATCTCTTTGTATTCACGTTTCAAATCTTTGGTAAGAGCATCGCCTAAAGACTTAGTACAATAAATAGCAGCACCTTCCATTGCAGCAATACGAGGATCAGCGTTTTCAAGCAATGAATCAAAGATTCCGATTGCAACATTGGCCGTTTTAATTCCGCTCAACTGTGCTGCAGTAGAAGCTTCGCTGTTGGCTGCAATATTCACTCTTTGACCTGTATTGGCTGCACCGATGGCAAATAATTGTTTCCAGAAACCATTGCACGGTTTGAATAGTTCAACATCTACCCCATCTGTGATTTGTCCTGTTGACACGTTTTGAGCTTCTTTATCACCAAACCAAATAAAACGCCAGAACATGCGCTTAATTGCAAGGTCAAGAGCCGGATAAATGATAACATCCATAATCTCCGTGCTTGTCAAATCGCCAATATCTGTACCGGTCTTTAGCGCATATTCAGCAATAGTGTTCATGAAGTCCTCATAACACCATTTCAAAGGAACTGACCATTGTCCAATATCCCATGTCTTTTCCGCTGCCTGTACAGTAACATCTTTATAAGCAGGATTACAGGGAGCACCAGCCCAACCTACATCTTCCATTTCTCCGGTCCATCCAAGTTTTTGCCCGTTCTGTACATTTTGAACAAACGTAAAGAACTGCTCCAAGGATTCATCAACAAAGTTCGTCAACACTAATAGATCACGCAAGCTTTTTACCGCTCCGTTATCCTTCGTCAAGTTTTTTACTGAATCTAAAATATTCATACCTTATAGCTTTTTTGAGTATCTCTTTTTATTTTTATCTCTCGCTTCTTCTAACTTTCGTTCCACCAAGCTCACCGGTTTTGTTTCTTCATCTTTCTTTGTCTGTGGAGTATACGACCGGCCTGCAGGCACATAAGAACCAGTGGCCTTTTTTAACCAAGCTTCTCCACCTGCTTTTTCCACAGCCGCAATGATACGAGCATCGGTTTCACTCTTTGCACTTGATTTTAGAGAAGCGTTCTCTGCTTCTAGTTCTGCAATACGGTCTTTCAAGGCTTGTGTATCTTCTTCGTTGGAAGAAGGATCCTTAATCTCCGTAATAACTCCATCAACCACGATAACCGTGCGTCCGTCTTCTAATACAAATTCACCATCAGGAGAAGCCGGATCACCAACCTGAATTTCTCCTTCCTCACGTTCTACAGTCAACTCATCACCGGTTGATGTAGTAATTACCATTCCGACAGCTTCAGGAGTTTCCTTTACTACCCCCAAAGCAACACCAAGCATGTGAAATGCCTGTGCAACTGTCACTTTCTTTTCTTCTTTTAACATACTTTCAATATTAAGATTACTATTAAGCTCTGGTTTGGATGCAGATGCAGATGCAGAAGCAGCCGGAACAATAGAAGACACAAATCCCAGCTCAATAGCTTTCTCTGCATCAAACCAGCTATCTGTTGCCATCTGCGCCTCTAATACTTCTCTTGATTGTCCTGTGCGATCTACATAGAGATTAAGCATCTTTTCTTTTTCTGCTTCCAGATCGCTTTTCAATTCTTCCAATTTAGCCAAGGTTATATCCCCAACTCTTGCACCGGACGGATAATAAGGAGAATGAATCAACAGCTCGGCATGTTGATATGCGCTTCTTCGTTCAAGTGGTGCAGCAAGTAAAATTACTGTAGCCATAGATGCAGCATTTCCTACAACCTTACATGATATTTCCTTTCCAGAAGCACGTAAAGCGTCATAAATAGCATAAGCCTCTGTACAGTCTCCACCGCAAGAATGAAGCTCAATATCTATTCTATTATCGTCGTTGGGAATCCAGTCTATAAAGCCCTGTATATCAGGAAAAGAAATTGAGTCGTTACCTGTTAGCCAATATTTTACCTTATCAGCATCAGCAGCAATGTCTTTGTTGATGTATAATTTAGCCATATATCTATAATTGTTTGTAACAAAGTTACTAAACCAGATACATCTATAAGAATGTAGGGCTAAAATTGCACTGAAGTAATCGTTTCAGTAAAAAAAAGAGGGTGAGCAAACACCCACCCTTAAACTATAAATCAACGTTAGAGGAAAGCTTATCAATAACGTTGTAAACCATCCTTTCCGATATATTATATTGATCGGAAAGATATTGCATTATGTAAGTCTTTTTATGCCCTTCTTTAATCATCAGAGAGTACTCCTTATATAAATCCAGATATTTAATATCGGACACATTCAAGGATTTATCGCACATAGCTTTTAAGGCTAACGCATTCATTGATAATAATTCGTATGCTGTCATAGGCTACCTAAATTTTCAAGTACTTCAACTCGTTTTCCAACTGTGTTTATTTCAGTTACAGATACTACAGGGTTAGGCATCATCTGGACTCCTTTTGCTACAGCTCTTGCTAACATATCCTCTCCCATGGTCTGATTACTTGATGCTGTGATATTTATTGGAACTCCTCCACCCATTTGGTTAAATGAGGAAAGGATCGGAGCGAATAACTCCGTAGTTCTTGCTGTCATTACCGATTCTCCGTTACTTAGTTGTGCCGGTATGCTATCACTCGTTCCGGTTCCCGGCCCAGTAACTAGTCCACCGGTTGCAAACTTGGCGGACTTTACGGTTTTAATAGCAGTTGCAATATTGGCAAGGATAGTAGCTACAGTTGTTGCAATAGCTGCAATATTACCTGGGAAAGGCACTGATTGCGCCTGCGCAACACCTGCAGCAATTGCCTTTCCTGTATTTACTGCTATTTCACCCAAAGCCAATACCTTAGAGAATTTAGCCAGCCCTTCATTACTTTCTCCTAATTGTTCAGTCAGAGATATAAGCCCTCCCGTAATTTGAGCAACCGCCTCATATTTAGCTTGCTCAATTTCTACCTCCTTATTGGTTAACTCTTGTTTCGCATCAAGATAGGCATTTTCAGCTTCTAATTTACGCAGATTAAAGGCTTCTATTTTTTCTCCCTCCATTTGCTGAAGAGTATCTAATTCGGTTTTCCTTTGCTCAACTTTTACTTTTAGTATTTCTGTTTCATTATTTCGTAAAGTTGCTATTTCTGTTTCAAAACGGATTCTAATAGCCTCCTGTTCTTTACTCAACAAATACGCATTACGCTGATTCACTAAATCATCTAATTGCTTATTATATTTTGCACGTATAGCAACTTTCATCTGTTCCGTCAATTCCAGTTCTGAAAGTTCCAACTCTCGTTGAGTTACCAATTTCTGCATTTGCAATTGATATTCTTGTTCACTTCCTGATTTTATCGCATCAAGTTGTGTTTCTATCAATCTTTGTCGCTTTTCGATCTCTGTTTGATATTGTTCATTTGATAGTTTTTGCAACTCCCTTTGTCGCTGCTGTTCTTTTAACTTTATAGCCTCTCGAATATTATCTTTAGCTTTTAAAGTTAAATTTTTTTCATCGGTCAATTTCCTCTTTAAATCCTCGATTTCTCTTTCGTAGCTTACTTTTAATTGTTGCCTTTGTCTTTCCGAATTATCTTTTATAAGTGAAAGAAGAATATCCTGCGCTTCCCTATAAGCTTCAATCTCTTTATCTTTACGTTCTTTGGCTGTTCTAACAGCCTCTTTTGCCTCTGTCTTTTGGGCGTTTATCGCTTCAACTCTTTGGGCGTTTAGTTCACGTGTTTTATTATTTAAATCAATAGTTGCTCTTGCTACATCAATTCTTGCTTGGGATAACTTCTCTTCATATTCCGCAGAGTTCAAAGTTCTTTGGCCTACAGTTTCAAGAATCCTAAGGTTCTCTTCTGCTAGTTCTTTTCTTTTTTCCGCATTAGATGTTTCAAGCTTTATTGCTTCATCAAGAAAAGCAATCCTTTCTTTATGTGTATATTTATCTTTTTTAGCAATCTTGTCTCTAAGTTCTGATATTTTCAAGTCATTATCCGCAGCTTGCTCATTAGCTTTCCTTATGTTTACAGAGAGATTATATCTATCTTCTTCTGTTTTCATATAATCTTCAACAACTTTTTTAGCACCAGGAACCAAGCCTGTCCATTCATAAAATTTAGCTAATGCCATATTTATAGAATTGGCTATTTTTATATAAGTCTCTGCTATTTTTTCATTAATTCTTGTAAAGCCATCAGCTATTGCCGAATTAAGAGACATTGCTTTCTGGTACTTATAATTAAGTTCCTCACTTCCTTTTATTGTATTATTTACCGATTCGAATGCAGCTTTTAATGTATATAAGGCTGTTACTAAAGCTGTTATGGTTAATATAACCGGATTTAGCAAAAGAGCCAACATTTGTTTTCCAAAAGCAATGGCTGCCACCCTTCCCGCCTTAAAAGCAGCGGATACCGAATTTATTCCACCAACTAGCCCTGAAATTTTACCTAAAAAACCATTTTGCACCCCAACTAATGACAGGAGTTCATTTTGGAATTTACCACCAGCTTCTGTAGTTGCTTTCAGTTCCTCCCTTATTTCAGCAATATGATTACGCATTTCTTCACCTGCAGCACTCTTTCTTTCTTCCTCTGACATAGCAATATAAGCCTGTATCAATTCATCTAATTGATCTTTTAAAGGAGAGAGAGCTTTTTCAAATGCTTCTTGGTATTTACCAACACTTCGATAAAAACGTTGTGTCTTTTCTTCTGCTTCTGCTATCTTATCTGTAATAGCGTTAATATGTATTTCTAAATCTTGCCCAGAAGCAGAATTACGTTCCGCTTCAGACATTTCATCGTATTGCCGTGTTAAGTTTGATAATGAGGCACGAAGAGCAACAAGGCTGTTTTCTTGTTGCTTTTCCGCCTTTATATTATTTTGTATCTCTTTATTTAAAACTCTAATGGCGTCATTGTATTCTTGTGTCGCTATTTTAGTTTCAGTCAGCTTTATATTATAAGCATCACGGCTAATCCTTCCTTTCTCTACATCTTCCTTTAATGTTTTCTCAACCTGCTTTAAAACATCAAGTTGCTTCCGATATTCTGCAATCTTCCGGATCGCATCATCATATCGGACTTTTATCTCTAATACTTTTTCTACTGCATCTTCTGCCATAGTATTACATTTTTAAAAGTTTACACTCGCATATATCGTTTTCTTTGGTCTTTATCTCTATGATAGCCAGATAACAACCATATTGAGCCAAATAAACCGGTATATCCATCTCTAAGTCCCGTAACTCGATACTGTTAAGACGGATATACTCGGTCACTACCTTTGCATTATTGATTAGTCCTTTGTACGTCTGATAGTTGTTTGCAATTAAGGTAGTCCATTCTAGCCCCTTGAATATTCCCTTCGTGCCATCAAGAAATAATATCCGGGGATTGACTTTATTATAAAGTAATTCTCCGTTATCGTTGTAGGAATACAAAGGAATATAAGCAACACCTCCTTTTGTACTGCAGGCGGAGAAAGGCAAAGTAATGGCATCACGTTCGTACTCAATCGTGGCATCATCAACCTGGATATTTCCGTCATAGTTTCCCATGACATTATCATCTTCTTTATACCGGAACCAGTTGTTTTGAGCAATGTTATCAAGGGTGTACTGTAAGTTTCTTGGCGTTACGCTATTATAAGCCATTATCACACGATTCGTCCAGTCTACAGCTTTAGATTTGTTTGCAGACAGATTATCGAAAGGAATAAACTTGATCCCGTTTTCGCCATCCGGTAAAGCAAACAGACCGACCATTGAGGCAACGGCTTTAATAAAGTCTATTTGCTTGATGTCCGGAAGATTGGGAACTAGGGGAAATTTCTCACCAAAAGATATTTCATTACGATCATACACCGTTAAAGACAATACGCTACTACTTGCTCCTGTAGCAATGGCTTCTATAGTAAAATGCATAAATTCGTCAGATTCAATAGATACTAGATCGTCAAAATTGAAAAGTAATCTAACGTTAGGAGCCTCAATATATGCAGCATAGTTTTTTCTTTCTATAGTAGATACGCTAGATATATTACCAGAAGAATCAGACTGTGACACTCTCAAATTCAAATACTGGTTGTTTACGTCCATCCCAGAATTGTATTTAACCAACATTTCAATAGTTCCTTTAACTTTCAATGTGATAGGATATTTGGTATACAATCTATCTCCATAAGGACCACCAACACTTGCATACTGTTGGGTACTATCTCCTATATAGTTTAACTTTAGATGAGAAAAAGTGCTTTCTGCTATCACATATCCAACCATTTTCAAAAAAGATGGGAAAGCATCATTTATCTTTTGTGAATCATTCCTCGTTAGAAGAGGAACAATCATTTTATCTATAAAAGTCTTTTTATCAGAAGGGAAATTAAACGTTAATCCGCTTTCTTCTTGAATCTTGTCTAAAATCCATTTCACAGTAACTACAGGATGATACCACACGTTCGGATCACCGGAGTTAAACCCGTAATCAATAAGTGGAAATTGTGCTGAATTGCTTCCCTTATTACTCCATATTACCCAGTCCACGCCTTCCACTGTCCCGTGTGTAATATCCGTTAGCTTCTTGCCATCGTTTACTATACTGGCAAAGTTTGTGACGTTTCCCCAAGACAAAGCGGTTTCGATATATTCAGACACAGACAACAAAACAACATTCGCATCTTTCACAATTATTATTCCATTTCGTAAAACATTCCCTACATGCTTAAGATATGGGAATTTAGTAGTTGAACTGGGAAGATGTGCGCACTCAATCAAAGCCAGATTCTTTGCCGTTTTAGGAAGTTTTATCGTATAACTGTTATTACTAACTATTTTGCTAATATCAGTAAGAAGATTACTCTTGTAGATCAAGCTAATATCATTTTTGCCTAAGTCAGCTTTTACTCCATCTATGTATAGTTCATCTCTCGTCATAGTATCTGTGTTATAGTTTCTGGCATTGTTATTTGAATCTCAAAATCTTGAAGGTCTGCACCGCTATCAGTAAATGAACCCGCTACTATATTTACAGGAACCCAATTCTCGTCAATATACATGTCAACTATAGGAGAAGAATGAATAGTAGAAAGCATATTGAATGTGTCTCGTTCTACGAGCGTAGCACAAGCCTTTCGTGTCGTTTGATATGTTTTGCCTTGATAACGGCTCATTCCATTGTAAACGTATTTTATATTACTATAATCAACGTTTAATTGCTCCCCTTCATTGGAAGATTGTCCGGTCAAGTCCCCCTCTTGGAAAAGCCAATACTGAAGGAATCCGTGACGGTCTAACCAACGTAGATATATTCCTTTAGTGCAATCATTGAATAGAACCTTGATAAGTACAGCATCATCAGGAAGAGGTTTAAACGTCCGATCGAAAGTATATTGAAATGTGCTGGGAGCCTCTGGGGTATTAAGTATCTTAATCATGCCGAACTCCTTTGCATCCTTAAACTCTTCATTAAAGCTCCAATGCCTTAAACCATTTGATACAAAAATATGTTCATAATCTTTATCATCATAACGATAATAAACTTTATCTGCCGAAATTACATTAGCTACAAACGTAGTAATAGTAAAAGGAAACTTTCTAAACATTATAACCGTACGAGATGGATTAAACACCTCTCCAATATTCATAGCTCCCCATATTGGTTTCAATGTTGTAGAAAAGGTTTGTTCTTCTATTATTATAGACAGACCAAGAGAATAATGATCTGGAATAACTGTAGTAGTTACTCCCATCCATGATTTTATATACTCTGATATATCTATTGATACTTTCCCATCAATAGGAGATCTTTTATCAACAGGACTATAATATGTACCAACCCGGAAAGAAACATCACTAGTAACTCTGTCCACTGTAACAATCTGCGGATTAAAAGCAAAACAAGTTTCATCCGGATATGTTATCGTATGTCCATTAAACTCCTCTGTTCTCATTGCTATTTAAATTTATATGTTTAATATCTCTTTCGAATATGCCGAAAACTTTCTCCATGACAGACTGAATTGTGCGTTCTGTTTCTTTTGAGTAAATATCATCTCTGCCTCCATCTCTATAGAGTTGTGTCCCCTCTCTTGCAATCTTTCTCGCAATGAAATAAGCGAAAGTTTTAGGTTTCTCTACCATTATCCCTTTAGCCTCTATCCAGTCAAGGATTATTTTATAGAATCCTTTAGGAACTCTTCCCGGCCTTCTTCCGGTTTCTAAGGTCCCAAAAGCTTTCCTTCCCCAAAGAATACCACTATTTTCTGTTATTTCAACCCGTAAGCTGGCAATAGTTTTTCCGCTAGCTTTTTGCCTTGCTCTTATATGATTGTCGATTATCCTTTGGCGGAGATCGGTTAACTCATATTTTATAATTCCTAATGCTTCATCCTTCCCTGCCATAAAGAGAATCCCTTATCTTTTTAAATATTTCACCTATAGCCTTACCGTAACAAATCAAAAGGCCTTGTCTTTCCTTCAACTGCAGTTCTATTGCAACAATAGCCACATTAGAATCCAACCCGTCATAGGTAGTAGAATAGTAGATATCTCCTTCTATGTACTCAAATAATCCACTTTCATTCAAACGAAGTATAAACTCCTTAGCATAGCTTTTGCAAAGCTCTACTTTCTGATCTGCTTCTGTTCCGTCAAAATCAAAATCTATCTTATCCATGAAAGCAATCAAGCAATTTGGATAATCTTTTAATTGATTTTTATTCAGATTAAAGCGTCCGGAAACAGGGAGTACATTTACCACTGCTGGAAAAGGAAGCTTATCTAACCTCAAATTGGCGGTTTGCCAATTATCAAAGACATAGGTCAATCCCTCCATCTTATCAACTATGCTTTTTATCTTTTGCTCTACTGTTGTCATTATAATATCATTTTGTTATACCTGTTCGGTGAATAATTCTCATTTTCTTTTTAAAAATGTATCACTTTGATATTTTGTTATTTCTAGCATATACATCCTGTAATCTCCTCTGAAACTTTGCTTTTTCAGAATCAATATCCAAACATTTGTAGATACGAACCCATGGCACCTTTTCAACATCTTCATGATTAGAAATACCCATTCTTAATGCGTAATGGTCTATCATTCCAAACATTCCAAATGATAGTTTTTCAATTCCCGCCTGTTTTTCTTCTTTTGTCGGTTTTACGCTTGTGGAAGAAAATAGTTTATTTATCCGGTCTACCTCCGTTATCACCCACATGGAGAATCCCAATGTGGTTTCCGCTTTTGCAGATAATATTTCCTTTTCCTCCATACAAAGAAGCGTCTTACAAGGAATCAACGCAACGTCTTTAGAATCTCCCATAGATTGAAGCGTTATCAGCTGTCCCATGGTTATATCATTCAAATCGGAAGGAGTGCGCTTATTCCCGATAAATTCCGGCTTCGGAAGCCCTTCAATCTGTTTTCTCAATCCTTCTTGATCCCGGCAAACATCGCTCTTTATTAAAAATTCTTTTACTGTCATATCTGTCCTAATCTTGCTTTTGGTCTACGTATTATAGGTTTTTCCGCTAACTTATTTAACGCAACATAACGGACCGCATCAAGCGCATGGTTAAACTTGTCTATCGGTTCATTCGTAATTTCTCCAGTCATTTTGTTTTCTTTCCATTTATAATTTCGCAACTCTCGAATAAGGTTTAAGCTCCTTGTTGTTACACACATTTCATACCTCTGTAAGATCTGAATACCAGTCCTAATTGAATCCTGACCTTTCAAAGAAGGCTCAATACGTGTAATCCCATAGTTAAATATCTCTTGTATAGACTTCTGTTCTGCAGAATCTGCAACTACGTCACAAGTTTTATCCCGGAGCCTATTGGCTATCTTATCATTGGTAAGCCCCTTTTCATAACACTGTTCATCAAGCCATAACTTACCATCATTCAGATACACGTCAACAATAGATGTAGGATCATTAGTAAAGCCAAAATCCAACCCTCTACCAATCAATCTTGCTCCGGTTGGCACTTCGTTAACTTGCTTCCACCTAGAATAGATGATACCAACGGCACGCCCTGTCAGCCCCAAACCATATACTTTCCACCAATTATCATCATCTTTATTTGATTCTATTTCAGATATTTGTTGTTCTGAAAGAAAAGGGTTGTTTTTATATGTAGAATGAATTTCTATAGTACCCTCTCTGGTTTGCAACCCCTTCATCTCATACCAGAACTCCGCATCTGGATTCCAATCAATAAAAATACATTCTGTTGTACGAACGGATAACTGACGATATATCTCATACCCTATCCGGTTACATTCATTAATAAACAGAATATCACGCCTGGAACCTTTTACCTTCCCCCAATCATCAGCAGAAAAGAATCGAATCTTTGTTCCAGTATTGAATGTATATATATGATCCGTTTCATTCTTGCTATAATCCAAACCTTCTACTAATCCCTCATTTGAAAGAATATCCTCAATATCATATATTGCACCACGTTTCAAATGTGGAAGGCTTTCAGAAACAATGTCTATTACACGCTTCTTAGGATTACCAGTTGCTATGGTGGTAAAGAGCGATACCAGTGAATACGTCTTTCCCGAACGAGTCCCCCCTTTGTTTGCAATAAGTCTATAGCCGGAAAGCCATGCTTTAAGATTTTCAAGATATACATAAGTCACATCCATCAAAACTTCTTTAACTTATTTATCAAATCCGCTTCTTCCTGATTCTTGACTACAACGGTCAATCCTGTAGAAACTTCTCCGGAATGCTCGGTGTTCTGTTTGTTCTTCCATCTGTCAGGAGCAAGGTTTGTGAGAAGGAATATTCCGGCTCCTACATTAGGCTCAACACGGACATTTTTTCTAACTTCCTTTTTCAACTTCTTTTTCTTGCCTTCCATGTAGTATTCGGAAGAAACTTGTTCGTATTCATACCCGATGGCAGACCTTGCAAGAGAGGAAACAACATTACGTTCTAAACCGTTTTTAAAACATTCTTTCCCTTTTTTTATAGCATCCGCAAAATCCGCATTTTCAAGCCAGCGGTAATAAGTTTGGGAGTCTATACAGAAATGAGAACAAAACTCTTTCAATTTCGCTCCTCCATACTCCATGAGTCCATTTTCACTGACCCATTCCTCGCACTCATGAATTATCTGTTCATTAAACTTCGCCATAGTATATACTTTCACAAACTAAAAATACAGAATAAAGCCCTAATAGGGCTTATAGTAACACACAAAACTATTGAAGTAACTATTTCAGTAACCTACCAACTTCCTTCATACATTCCGCCAGTAGGTTGCTGTCTGCTTGGTTCATAACTTTGCTTATTGGCATTGCTATTCCTCCCTTAGTCAAATAACACAAACTCGTAAGCAAATACAAACGGATTACCTTCCCATGTACCTTTGCCGGATACTTTGTCTATCAAGTAGGCAAAAGCTTCTTGGGCTACGTTCGTTGACAAGTAAGATCCGTTTACATGTGGGGTATGATATATTTTTTGTCCAAGAAAAGTTGACACATGAATAATCCCCTCTTTCAAGCAATCTTCATCTGATATATCCTGCAAACGCTCTACTTTTACATTGGTTATCTTTATGTGATGCTTACAAGCATACGACTTAACGAACATTTTATTATTCCATCCTGCGGAATCCTTCATAAGACCGCGAACGCTTAAATCTTTCGGATGCCTGTTTAGTGAGCCTGGATCATACCCTGAATCCCTATAGTTCTGTGCTATAGCGACCACTTCGCAAAACTTATAAAGGGGATTATTCCATCCTGTAAAATCTCCATCTTTATTTTTCCACCCAAATGCACCAAATAAAGGAGATATTAAGTTCCCTTCGTTATCATAATCTTTAGATTCAAAAACGGGAAATACAATATCCCAACTTTCATCAGGTCTATCGTATTTACAAATCCTCCTCGTCATAGTCTTCCGACCTTCCAATACGGCTTGGGTTAAGCCGTATTTATCGTTGAACATTATTTTTTTCATGATTATTCCTCCCATTCTACTCTAACTGTAGTTATGCATGTAATATCTTTTTCGTTAACTTTCATACGCATGGCTGTTTCTTTTGAGTTGTAAACCGCTCCAATACATCTTTCTTTCGATGCTTCATATATATTTATCCATCCTTCTTTCTTTTCTCCCACCATGAATAAATCTTTTGGGCTGTCGGCTTCTCCATCAGAAAATCGTCCTTCTTTAGTAAAAGAAACGGGATATTCTTTGCCATTATCACTTTTAAGTAGAGCAACAATAGGGAATCTATCGTTATCTGCGTCAAAACATACAATTCTAGCTCTAAATCCTTCTCTTGTGCATACAAATGCACCTGCTTTTGCTTTTTCTAAATCAAATGTTTTCATGATTTTGTATTATTTATATTAGTTTTATTGCTTCTTGTATTCCAACTTCCAATGCTTCTTCATAGGTATCCCACTGACCACCATCATTAGAACCTTTAAATATCCCATCGGTTATATGAGTGCCATTGTCAGCTTTGCATATATCATAACCATAACCGCAAGCGTCTCTAATGATGGAAATATGCAGGTTCTTGGTTTCACGTAGCCACTTCTGGACAATTGATTGCGGAGGAAATTCTATATCTGTAAACATGCCTTTCTCTTTAAGCATCTTTGCTGTCTCTAATGCTACAAATTCTTCTTTCATTTTTTCATCGTTTTACTCAATTAAACACACTCCAATTGCCAATACCCCAAAAATGATAGCCACTATTACAAACGCAGCTAAACATCCTTTGTCATACTCTTTTTCATCAGATGGCGTATTATCAATATACCAATCCAATATATGCTTCTTCTTGTTCATCACCATTCTTGTTATTAGTCAATTATCAAAATTTCACGATATGCAATGTCTATCTCATTCGTCTTCTCATTCTCATTGAAACAATAGCAAAGAAACCATTTCAACGCACCTTCATTCTTATATTGTGCTTTCCACATTTTACCATTATAGAGAGCTGACGGTCGAGAACGAGTATAATCCATGAGTATTTCAAAAACAAGTCTACTCATCACTGCATGAGTATCATCAATTAGTATCAAGTAGGTTGGCGGCTGTTGCCAACACGTACCATAAGGATGCGTCATAGATGGAATAATATTATCTTTATTCATTATTGTTCTTTTTGTGGGTTATTCGGAAATTCCGAACAACCACTTTTTGTTATTATTAATTTTATGTGCACTCTCGAAATCATTTTCTCTTCTTCTTTCAACTTATGATAATGGTTTATAGCATCTTCTTTGGTATTGAATGCGCCAACACACGAATAATGCCAAGATCCTGTCGGATTTTTGAGGATATATAAGTTATATAGACCTAATACCGTTTTCGACAAATAGTAAGGATCTCGTATCATAATGTTCATTCCTTTCGTGTCATAATATTCCTTTCTTACTTGTTATTCCTATTATTAGTTAATCACCTCTCTATCTTCAACATAACATTCTTCCACTTCATAGGTTAGACCATTGAAAGGATTATCAGCACTTAATTGGCACCCGAACCCAGTTTCGAATTCGATAAACTCTTCTATTTGCTCATCTGTTGCTTCAACATCAGGTAACTCTATTAGTAATTGTACTACTCGTTTCATATCTTAAATTTTATAAGTTCAATTTCAATAATTCAATAACTTCTTCTTCGGGAATATCGGCATCGTATTCGTACCCTTTTTTAATTGCCCATTCAACCATCGTTCTTGCTTGTTCATCGGAAAGTTCTTTTCCGTTCACAGAGAAAAAGCCACTAAGATTTTTTCGCCAAGCCCATCTCTTTAGGCCTCTTAGACTTGTTTTTATAGTATGCGTTGACATAATTTGCTCCTTTCTATTCTGTTATGATTTAAATATATTTTTCAATCCTGCATTAACAGCATCTGTTTTTGCTTG